TTCATCGCCTACGACAGTATTATAATTACCACCGCTTGTAATGCTGTTACCTGCGTTGACGCCGAAGCGGACGTTAGAGGTTCCTGCGGTTGGGGTGGATAGAGAGCCGTCTGAGGCTATAGTAAATCTAACTGCATTGTTTGCGTAAAAATCAACCCTGTCATCAGAAGACGTACCTAACTGAAAAACATTGCTACTTGCTTGCAAAAACGCAGAAGTAGAAGCACTGCTTATAGATAATGTGTCTTTGAGTGTAATAGTAGAATTAAACGTAGCCGCACCTGCATTAGACATATCAAGGGTGAGGGCTGTGATTACTGAGCCAGAATCATCGCCCTTAAAAATTATGTCTTTGTCTTGTACTAGCGACCTTATTAAAAAATCTGATGAAGAATTTGTAATTTTACCAATGTTTGTGCCAGCAGCAGCAAAAATAAAATCATCACCATCAGCATCAAATATGATGTCTCCTGCAACGTCTAATGTTAGATCTCCAGAGCTTAGGGCAATCGTAGTGCCGTCAATGTTGATGTTGTCAATGTCTATACCAGCGTCTGCCGTAATCTTTCCTGCTGATACGGTCGTTCCCGATACATCAAGGTTCCCGTTAACATCAACCGTGGTCGCAGCAATCTGAATTTCTGTATCCGCTACAATGTCTAACTGGCCATCTGCGCTGGAGTTGATGTAGATTGCAGAGTCTCTGAATTGTATTTTATTATCAGTTGCAATAGTTGTAGCGGCTGCAATGTTTACTGCACCATCAATGTCTACAATATCTAAGTTGGCTGTACCATCTACATCAATGTCTCCAGAAATATCAAGGCTTGCAAATACTGAAGTACCTGTAGCCGTCATTATGCCTGTTGCTGTAATGGCTGTACCCGTAATAGCCGCAGGAGTTGTGCCACCAATAACAGCACTATCAATAGTTCCACCATTAATGTCTGCTGTATCAGCTACAAGGCTATCAATGTTTGCAGTACCGTCAATAAATAAATCTTTCCACTCAGAACCTGATGCTCCTAAGTCATAAGTATTATCTACGCTAGGCAGGAGATTAGAAGCTACGTCAGCACTAAAAGCTACTGTATCCGTAGCAGCATCTCCAAAGGTTAAGTTACCTGCAATAGTTGCGTTACCTGTAACAGTTAAATTACCGCCTACACTTAGATTACTAGAAAGTGTAGTGGCTCCTGTAACACCTAAAGTTCCAGCAACCGTGGCGTTGACATCGACATCCAAAGTATCAATGTGAGCTGTTCCATCCAAAAATAAATCTTTAAACTCCAGTGAGGATGTCCCAAGATCAATATCATTATCAGTAACAGGAACAATAGCACCGTCTTGGATGCGAAGCTGTTCAACTGTACCGCTTGAAACTTGTACATAGAAACCCCACCTGTTGTTTGTGTTATCTACAACAATCTTGTTTAAAAAGTCTATGTCACCAATCTGCGGAATGTTACCACCTTGACCGGTAGTACCATCGTGCTTGTGTCCAGTAGAGCTGTCACTGCTTGCAGAGTATGCAAAAGCGTTTACTACTTGGTTAAATTCATTGTTAAATAAAGCCGCTGTAATTGTATCGCCATCAGCAAACGAACTTTGTCTTGTATAATTCTGAGCCATTAATTTATCTCCTGCCTGAAGGCATATAATCTATGTAAATACCGTTTACAGCGTATGATGGTTTTTGATCGTCGCTAAAAATTCTAAAGCTACATGTATGTCCAGAGCCTTCCAATGTAATACGCTCCATAGGATCACTGGTTGCTCCAAAGGTTACAGCGCCTAATACTGCTGTTCCAAAAATAGCAGGTAGTGCAATTGTAGCTATAGAAAAAGGTTCTGGTTGTGGGACGCTAGGATCTTCATAATCATAACGTACCCTAAAACTAGGAAGGACTTCTCCTTCAGGACTAAAAGAAACTCTAGCATACTTTAAAGTTTTTCTAGTTCCTACGTCACCAAAGTCAAAATCAGGAGTTTGGTAAACTGATGAAATATTAGTAGCCGCTCCTGCATTATAGAAAGAAGTACCTGCTGTATGGTTGTAAATATAACCATCTTTGTCACCATGATATACTTTTTCTACTCCATCCGCATCTAAGTCAGAAATAATACCCAGTGCCTGAATGCCTAGTGTTTCTGACCATTCAAAACCATTAGAGGTTAATGTTCCAATAATACCTTTAGCAACTGAAGGACTTTCAGTATTAGTACTATAAAATAATCTGTACTGAGACTTACTTCTTAAAACTGCGCTAGTAATAATAAAACCAGAGTTAGCTGCTACATCTTTTAAAATTTCTTGTATTTGTCTACTAACAGAGCTTAACTCTACGTCACCAATACGCGCTGTACCTGCTACAGTACGTACACCGTCTGGAGCTAAGAATAAAATATCACCACCAATTTCTTGTATGCTGCCGTGAGATAAACAACCTACGTTAGTTGTAATAGGCGTAACGGCTATGTTATTAGAATCGTTAATGTTAGAAAGCTTGTGAATACTGTTTTTACAAAATATAATAAGGTCACCACGAAAGCTTGCTAGTCCTACAACAGCGTCAGAAATTACTACGCTACCTGATCCTGTACTACTAAAACTATCTATATCATTTGTACCACTATAGTACACAGTATTTTTAGATGACGCATCACCAGCAACCACAAGGTGTTTATCGTGTATAACTGCTATTGCTGGGCCTACAGTGCTGCTTACAGTAATTTCTTTAGCAAAAAAGGTTCTAGAGCTTAAACCCGCTGTTCCTGTCATCTGAAATAAAAATGGCTCATTCACTCCGTCACAGATTACAATTTGCCCGTAATCTGAAGTACCCTCATAGATTGCAAAAGTACAGCGTCCCTGATTTGTTCTAGCAGCATTTGAACGGCTGTTAAAAGTTCCGTAGTCATCACCGCTACTATGAACAGAAGCCTTGTTTATTTGCATCCATGTTTCTTCACCATCAACACTGAAGAATATACCAGTGCCTGAACATACAATAACGCCATCAGCGTAAACAGCCATGCCTAATACTGCTTCACTACCATTTGGTTTTGTATCCCCAAAAGGCGTAAAGCCATCAATGCGCCTGTAGCCGCCATCAGGATCTACTTCAAAGTTACGAAGTCTTGTGGCTTGTCCCGGCTGCTGAAGCATTTCAAGCTGGTTTAGGTTGACGTTTAAACCGCCTCTACAAGAATATCCCCAAGGCTGAGACATTAAACAAATCTCATTCTGTCATCTTTGAAATAACCGGGAGCTGGTTCCATAAGATGAAGGCGCATAAGTTTTAAGCCACGCTTATAATCGTCTAGTGCAAATGCAGCAGCTTGTGAGTTTTCTTTAAACTGGTGCATGTAGTATCTAGCCCTTGCTAACAGCACAGGCTTGTAAGTGTCTGCAAATACAATAGCATCTCCAAAAGCATCAAGCTCTGTAGGAAGGTCATAGGCATAAAACCAAATACGATATACTTTATCAGGAATGGCGCTTAGGCCAAACTTACGGCTGTCTGGGCTGCGTATTACGCGAGAAGGAACACCGTACTGCTGGGTGTCTGAAGCATCTTTGTTCTGAGAAACTCTAAAAAAGTCTTTCCACTCTTCAGTAGTCGTGTACTTGAGGTTACGAATAGTATGCGGCGCTGTTTCTCCAGACACATCAACAGTTGTTAATAGGAAATTATCCCAATCAATGTAACCATAATCAGTTGTCACGCTGCTAGAAGAAGGTTTTAACTCGTACCAACGAGTACCAGCTACTGTTTCTACATACGCATTTCCGTACATGTGATCTGTAGCACCGCTTTCATCAGTAGCTAAAAAAGGCCACTGAGGTTCTTCGTTAACAATGTCTAAATAGCTTCTGTTAATACAGTCTTTAGCATGTTGCTGAACACCAATAGCATTTGCAAAAGTAGCTGAAGTTAAAGCAACCTCATTCAACTCTCGCAGCAACTCATTTGTTAACGTAAGAAATGTTGCCATTGTTTACTTCCCTGCTTTTAATTTTGCTTTTTTAGATAAGTCTTTTTTATGAAATAACTTTACACTTGTTTTTCCATGTGTTTTTCCTGTATGTAAAGAACCATCTGGCATCTTATGAGTGCCTCCTTTATATTCAGTACCGTCTTTCTTATAGTGAGGAACGCCTTTCATGAGCAATGATTTTCCATGTCTTGTATAGATTTATAACCGCCTACACGAATTTTACCGCCTTTATTTTTTTTCTTTCTAGAATAAAAATCACCTGCTGTTTGATCTACATTAGACTGTATAAAATTTGTACTTTTATTTTTTTGCGGTTCTTTTTGTTGTATTTTTTTAGGCGTAGTTAAATTTTCTAAAGAACTAATAGATGCTGCAACTATAGGTTTTGCAATAGAATTTGCTGCGCCAGTATTAATTGATGTAGCAACTTTTTTTAAAAAATTAAATGGATTATTCATTAGTAAGTTACGCTTTTATTCTTACCAGCCATTGCGCTGCAAGCTTTTTCCATAGCAGCAATGTCAGCTTTACCGCCCATAGCTTTACCACCATGAGCATAGCCGCCACGAGGTTCAGCCATTTTCTTTTTCATCTGGCCTTGCATTTTATCTGTCATAGGGCTTCCACCCATCATATAACCACCCTTTTTATACATAGCTCTTTCCTCCATATTAGGTGCATCTAACTTAGAAATAGAATCAAACATAACGGGATTATTTGAAGATGCTTGATTATGAATTTTATTTATTAAATTTTTAAATATTCCCATTATTCTTGCTCCATGCTAAAAGTTTTAGAAGTCTCTCTAGCTATTTCTAATTCATTTTTATTACCAAAGATACGATCATAGTTGCTTTGATATTTATCTTTGTCAAAACCCTTACGAAAACGACTTTCTTGAGAAACAATCGCTTTCCTAAACATTACTGGCTTATCTTTACTTCCTATTTGTGGCATACATAAATCCTGTGTAAAAAGATTGGGGGCTTTTTACGGCCCCCGTTCAGTTTAGTCGATACCATAAAACGCTGAAACCATAGCATCTGGTCGCAGTACCTTAGCACCATATACGTGAAGACCACGTACAATGTCGCCAAAGCTATCTGGGTCACGAATGACTTCAGTGCTAGTAATGGTCTGAGCCGTAGCAGTAGCAGACATGTGACCAGCAATGCATTGACCAGCAGCGTTAGACGTTGCAGCAATGTTGTTAGTCTTATACATGTCAAAGCCACGCAGCTTGCCAGAGCTTACCAAACCATTACGGATGGAGCCTTGACCGGCGTTGTAGTCTACTGACAAAAGCTTAGATGAGCTTTGTACGAGGATTTCGTAGAACTCAGGTGAAGCCAAGAACCAACGACCTTCTT